GGGATTGTATGACCCTCTTTCTATCTCTACATTCTTGGAGGACTTCTTTTCAAAAGGGTTGAGTGCCGACACCACATCGCCCTTACTTCGCACATCATATTGATTCTTGTTCTTGTTGCTTTCAAAGGGTCTGGTTGCTTTGTTGAGGGTTATGATTTCCTTGCTCTTACCACCCAATAGTTCGGCTTGGAGGCCCCCTTGCGAATGGCCGATTGTGCTTATATTTTGCTTACCATATTTGGCTTCCGCTTTCTTCTGGACTTTTTCGGCTTCCTTGTAGCGAGGGGTCATTTTGTAGGCCGTCTTACCGCCCAAAGCATAGACAGCATTGTTGCCCCAATCCAAAAGACCCTCTGTGCCTCTGTGGGCTACGACTACTTGACCGCTTGTTGCGTTGCGATAAACTTTACTGGTGTCGGTAGATATACTCTTATCCAAAACAAAGTCGCCCACCTTGGTGGTCTTGGGGTCATATGACGCTCCCAACAAACCTTTCAGTTCCTTTGCCGACAATGCTCCGCCTTTCAAACCTTCTCCAAATAATCCTACCGTATCTACGCTTGAAGACCGAGTGCGAGGACTTTCATCTTCTTCTTCTTCTTCTTCTTCTTCTTCTTCGTCATCTTCTACAAACTCAATTGGACTAATAAATCCTCCCTCTTCCAATTTGTTTATTATTTGTTTTAATAGACCCAGCGCATTGTCTATTCCTTCTTCCATATCCGTATAATCACCCAAAAGATACTCTCCGTTAAACTCGTCATATTCATCGTAGTCTTCGTCGCCCTCTTCCAAAAGATTTTGGTTTTTCTCCAAACCAAATCTTTCTGGTTCAAAAAACCTTTCATCTCTCCCACCCATCTCTTTTGGTGAATCAAACTTTTTGCCGTCGTAAGTAGCTTTAAACCAAGCAGTTGCTTCTCTAAAAACATCTACAAAATCGCTGTAATAGGTTTCTAAATCATCAACGATTTCTTTCTCACTTTTATCTCCAACTGTGGTGTAATATCCATCTTGCGTCCAAAACCTACCTCGTCCGTCATACAAATCAAGTAGCATATTTTTACCCTTTTCTAATAGTTGAATGTATCGTCTTGCGACTTTAATATCTAATTTTGGTTTAGGTTTGCTTCTACTTACCCTTTCTCGCAGTCTTGCGTCCAAATCTTCTTCCGCCATTCCTATCTGTTCTCTTGCCGTAGCATTTACAGACGGAGGCGGATATACCTTCTTTGCTTTGGGTGCTTTGGGTGCTTTTGCTTTGGGCGCTTTGGGCGCTTTCTCTTTGGGCGCTTTGGGCGCTTTCTCTTTGAGAGGTTTGGTGCGTTTGCGTCCAGATGCGGTATATCCGTATGGTGCTTCTTCTTTCACTTTCATAGTAATGTTTTCTTTGGGCGAACCACCTAACTTACCTTGCTCTCTTTCTCGTTGTCTTGCTTTAAAATCTTCACTTTCCATACCAAGTTGGTCTTTTGCCTTTGCTTTCTGGGCTTTCGCTTCCCTCGCTTTCGCCATTCGCTTCTGTGCGTCCGTCAATTCTCTTGCGGTGGATGCGATGTCTTCGGCTCCCATCATTTCTCTTTCCGCCTTTTGCGTCAATGGCTTTGGTTTTGCTTTCTTTGGGGGCATTTAAAATATACATTGTAAATAGAAAAGAAAATGGGAAGTTCCATTTTATTTTCTAAATAGTTTCAATCTCTTCCAAAAAATATATCTATCTATAAAATTACTCTTGTCTATTTAATTTAACATTCTCTATATCACCCAGCTCTCTCAACTCCAAACCAAAGTTCTCTTTGGAACTGGTTGGTGTATCTATTGGTTTTATAGCCAAAGGTAGTGGTGCTAATTGGTCTTGGTATTTCTTATCTCGGCATATCTTTGAGTTCTCTATAAGTTTCACATAAGTGTTGTATTTTTCATCTAAAAATTGTCTTCCGTTTTCTATACGATGCTCTCTATTTAAACTGGTCGTTTTATATATATCATAAGACAAAAGCAAATAGTATTTGGAGGCATTCAGCTCCATCTCCATACTTTTCTGTATTCCCAAATAGAGTTCTATGGACGCGATGAGTGCCGACCCAAGCGACAACAAACAAGTAAGCAAACTTATGTCTTCTTGCTTCATATAATTCGTCAGTCCCATTGACGCTATGCTCGTTATGGAAGCAAGGACTATCATCGGCAATTTAAAATATTTCAACCACCCCTTATATTCGTAATATTTTTTTTTATGAAATGTATTAAGCAATACGCTATTTTGGCGTATCTTTTCTAATATTTCTTCTATGTCGGTCGTCCAACCATTATCCGCCATTATATATTACCATAACAAATGAAAACTCAACCAGCTCGGCGACCACTTTGGAGCATTCGCCCATTTGCGATTGCGACTTCTAAAAGAGGTTCTCCGCTTCTCGTCTTTATGCTTACTGAAATCCTCCATCCCATACGCGCCAAAATGTATCATCTTGCCGTCTGGGTCTTCCACCATATATTTCTTGCCTTTTCTTGTGGAAGGGGAAACCTTACCAACATCATACTTGTCGGCAAGTCGTTGAACCTCACTAATGTTTGAATAATCGCTCAAACCTTTGCCTTCAATAAACGGCGGTAGATTTGAGTTGCCCTTGATTTTCTGCTTCAAAGCAATCTGCTTCTTTGCTTGTGCTGGGTCTATTTCGTCTGCGGTTAAGGGCGTAGCTTTGCTTATGCGTTTTGTTGGACGATAGACTGGGTATTCCTTACCACCAATGTCGCCCCATTCTTCCTTTTCCCATCGTTTAAGATTCTTCGGTTTTCCGTCATCTGTATAAGTTCCGCCCAACTCTTTGTAAAGCTTCACCAAAGCCATACTTCTATATGCCGATGGTTTGTCGTATCTATCATAAACAATATCTTTCGCTTGTTTGTAAAGTTTTGGGTTGTCTATCGTAGGCATCTATAATATTATCAAACATAATAACGCTATTGCTCCTACTAACAAAACCAAAAGGCATATCCCTATCACCTTATTTTGAAACTTTATTTGCTCTTCTATCGGCTCTCTATCTATCTTCGGTAAGAAACTTTCATACAAAGTTTTCGGTTCTTGTTCGCTCCTCAACATTCTACTTTATATACAGATTATTTTTTCCAATCCTTTTCGTTTGGCTCATACACCATTTCGTTCTCTACTGCTTTGCCTTTTGGAACATTTAAAAATCTGGCTGGGTCTATAATTTCAAGTAAGCCTTTCCTATATCGCTCATTGATTTCACCTTCATAATCAATAATTAATGGACTAAACTTTTCAGCCGTAGCATATTGATAAATACGAAGCAAATCGTCCTTATCAACACCTAAACCACCTTCGCTCAATATCATATTTATCTCGCGATGTCCGCTCAATTTTAGCAAAACCAAATACGAGCAGTTATTACGGATTATTTTTGGTATTTTGAAATAGGATTGCGAGAGGAAAATTACACTAACATTCAATTTACGACAACGAATATAGTAATTTTCTACTTTTTTCAAACTGTCGGCCAAAACCAAATCGTCAAAAATTACCAAGTGGTTTTCTTGTTTATCAAACTTGTCTAACTGGGGGGTGTTTTCCAAACCTTCTTTGATTACAATCTGGCCTTCGGTTTTTTGCTCCAACCATTTGTAAAGAGGCTCGTCTTTGTTTCTTGTAATAATATCAACAGAAGCAAATGTTCCTTTGCCTTTGCTAAATAGACCAATGAGATTGACTACAAAATTAGTCTTACCAGACCCAGACGGAGCCACCACACACATACGGAAGGGCAATTTAAGTTTATGTAAAGCATAGTTGGGGTTTTCTGGCTGTTCCAAAAGTTCTTTGGGTAGTCGCTCATACATATTTATAATCCGTCCATTGTTTTCGTCCTTTGGTTCTTCTTTCTTTTTGCGAGGAGGCATTTAGGCAATATATCATATAGAAACATTTTTTTTGGCTAAAATAATTATCTCGGCTTAATTATATAATGGAATACAAACCACCTACGACCGACCGACCCACACCTATTTTTAATACAAAGGATTTTCCAAAAAAAATACCGACGGCTTATCCTCATTTAACAACCAACAAAAAGTAAATTACATTGAAATATTTTGTTAATACTATATATATCAATGTCGGCATACCCACCCCCCACAGAAACATTACCAATTTTTAATGTAAATGAGTTCATCGGCACTACCAATACTTCGCAAGGTGGAGGCGGTGGCGGTGGAGGAACTTTTGTAAATTACCCCACAGCACAAGGACCATTGGCGTTGGTCGGTTTTAATTCAAGCGGAACAAGCACTATCACCAATTTAGTGGTTAATGGAACAACAGATATTAACAACAATGTAAATCTGTCTGGCGATTTAGTTTTAGATGGAGGAAGTGCGAGTATTAATTTTTTGAACGGCACTATTCAAGACAGTGCTTATACTGGTTTGACGAGTTCTGCTGGAACATACCCAGACGCAAACTTGACGATTGATGCGAATGGTAAGATTACGGCGATTTCTGCTGGAACTGGTAGTGCTATACTTACCACCAACAACACTTTTACTGGAACAAACACCTTTACCAATACCGTAGATATTAGCGGAACAACTTTGAATATTGCCGACAACAGCATTCTTGAATGTAATGAGGCAACCGTAAATATTGGAGATGGGGGGCAAGGTGCTTTGAATATTGAATGCCCCATCAATGTAGGTGGTTTTGGCGACATCACATTGCTGAATAGCGACATACTAATGATTGACGATGCGGTCATAACGCAAAGCGGAACAAGGACAATACCAAACGCTATGTATTCAACCAATATTCTCAATGGGTCTTATATCCAGTATAACAGCGACAGCACTCAACAAACTTCCGCCTTTACTGGTGCTGGTGCTCTTGCTGGTTCATATACTCAAACTGCTATGACGGTAGATGCGAATGGTAAAATAACTGCTCTTTCAAGTGGAACTGCGAACGGAGATGCTGATATGTTGTATTTGACGAATACAAGTGGGTGTTTAGATGCCTCTCAAATTGTAGAAACAAATTGGGACATAACAATTGGGTTTCAACCGAGCGGTGTAAGAGCAATTCAAACAAACGCAACAGGGCAGTATGTAGCA